GTAAGACGTGCCGTCCTCGGCCTTGATCTCGGCCAACGTCACCACCTCGTCGACGATGCCGGGCAGTTCGGCCGCCGTCTTGGCGCCCTCGATCTGCGGCACGAACACCTTGCGATTGAAGTCATCGAGCTTTTCGTCGAGGATGGCAACGAACACGACGTGCTTGCCACGGGCATGCTGCAGGTGAGTCAGTGCGGTGAGCATTTCCTGGCCCAGCAAGCCATAAGCCCCACGGGTGTCTGGCTTGCCGGTGCGCTCGGACATCGCCTGCGGCTGGACCTTGGCCCAGATCAACGCCAGACGCGCCAGCACCGTGATGCTGTCAACGAAGTAGGTGTCGTACTTACCCAGTTGCGCCGGGTCGCCATAGCGCTCGCACACATGGTCAAAGTGCGCCTGCGAGTACGGGACGTCGGCGGGCAGTGCCGGGTTGGGACCCGCCAGGAACACGACTAGGTCGCGGAACTCGGGCCAGGTTTGCGGCCGCAGGGTGTCACCCTGCCAGTCACGCACAGCCAAGTCGCCCGCTTCGAGGTCGACGAACAGCGTTCGGTCCTCGGGCAAGGTCTTGAGCTGCGTGGTTTTGCCAATGCCGGATTTGCCCAGCAGCACCAGCTTGACGCCGCTTTTTTCGGCGAGGCGGGTGGATGCGCTGATGATTGGAAGTGCCATCACACACCTCCTTCGTCGCGGCTGAGCTCGAACGTGGCCTTGCCAGCGTCGACCGTGCGGGCATCGGCGAACTGCTGCTGCAGTGACGGCGGCCAGTTGGTGTAGCGGGTCTCGGGAATCGCCAACTTCACGTCGATGTAGCTCTCGACAGCGTCACCCGATGCGACGATGCGCTCGGCGATGGCTTTGAGCTTTTTCTGGTCCCAGGAGACTTTCTTGGGCAGCTCGTACTTCACGTGCAGGCCATCAGCGTTGAAATGCGCCGTGCCGAAATCACGTGCAGTGCCACGCAGGGCCTCTCGCCCCTGGGCACCGAAGCGCTGATCCAGGGCGGCGTCCACCTTGGTGCGCGCACTCTTGAGCCAGGCGATGGCCTGATCAAGGTTGGTGTCGACCTCGTAGAGTTGCTGGGTTGGCAGGCTTGCCAGTTGGGCGATGGACATCTCGGCAATGTCGGCGGGGAAGATGGACAGATCAGTCATGGCCGACTCCTCACTGGTATGCGCGTGCAGATGTGGAGAAGCGGGCGACCTGCCGCTCGAACGCCTCGATGGCGGCGATCTGATACCGGACGCGGGAACCCAGCTTGCAAAACACAGGGCCCTGATGGTCCTGTCGCCAGCGACGCAGAGTTTTGACGGAAAGCGTCCACCGGATGGCGAGCTCGTTTTCGTCGATCGCCAGCCGTGTGGCGTTATCTGGCTGAGGACGTGGCCGGCTCTGGCCGGATTGAACAGATAGGTCTTGATTTCGCATTGCGGGACTCCGTTTGTTGAAGGAGTCCCTATTGAATTGCTCCACGCTTTGGGCTTGGACGAGCGTTTTTTCGGTTTTCAGGGGTGACCCGTGACAAGGCCCTCTCGGCCAAAAGCTCAATAACCTGTTGATTTACATGCAGCCATACTGGACGTTTCGGTTATTGCGTTTTCGAATATTTCGTTTACAATGGGCGCAACTTGAACTTTGACCAGACGAGGAGGCTGCTCATGAATGCTCCCGCCATCCAAAAATCGCTGCCCTCGGAAGAGGACATTGCGCTCGCTCGAGAGTCCGGGCGCGCGTTGTCGACCGTGCTGCAAACCCGTGCTGAGGTTCAGCAGATCGATTTCCGTGACGACAAGGGCGCTGTGCGCGCTGTGCGCATCCCGACATCGGCGCTGCGCCTGTTGCTGGAAGTGCTGACTGAAATTGGCCAGGGCAACGCGGTATCAATCATCCCGATCCATGCCGAGCTGACAACGCAGGAGGCTGCCGACGTGCTCAACGTCTCGCGCCCCTTCCTGGTTCAGCTGCTGGAAAAAGGTGACATGCCGTTCCACAAAATCGGCACCCACCGCCGAGTGCGCTACCAGGATGTGATCGCCTACAAGAAGCGCATTGATGCCGATCGCCGCAAAGCCCTGGACGAGCTGGCCGCCCAGGCGCAGGAACTTGGCATGGGGTACTGACCGGATGAGTTCGCACTTCACCGTCGTCTATGACGCCTGCGTGCTCTACCCGGCACCGCTGCGCGACTTGCTCATGCATCTGGCGCTGTCCGATCTGTACCGGGCGCGCTGGAGCGACATGATTCACGACGAGTGGACGCGCAATGTCCTGACCAACCGCCCTGACTTGAACCGGGAACAGCTCAATCGCACATGCCAGCTGATGAATGCCCATGTGCGCGACAGCTTGGTCACGGGGTTCGAGTACCTGATCCCCTCCATTCAGTTGCGCGATGCTGACGATCGGCACGTCGTCGCGGCCGCCATTCACTCTGGCGCCAGCCTGATCGTGACCTTCAATTTGGGTGACTTCCCACCCGAATCTCTCAAGCCGTACAACCTGGCGGCACAACACCCGGACGACTTCATCGTCGATCTGCTGGATTTACATCCTGCTGCCGTGCTGGAGGCTGCCGCCAACCATCGCCGGTCACTGAAGAACCCGCCGAAGACGGCGGAAGAATATCTGGACACCCTGCTCACGCAGGGACTGACTCAATCAGTGGCGGTCATGCGCCAATGGACAGTGGCCATGTAAACAGGCCCGAGGAGACAAAATGGGCACAAAGACCCTGACCAATGCGCATTGCCTGCTGGACTTGACGGAACTGGCTGCAGTGTCAAATCTCAAGGCTTTCAGCAGCCTACCGGAGTGCCAGGCTTTTGCCCGTGGTTTCGACTGGTCACAAGAAGACGCCACGCTTGCTGGCGCGCTGATCGAGCACATCAAGCATCTGCGCAAAGACCAGCGTGACCCGGCTGAACGCGAAGCCCTGCGGATCATGCGGCTGGCGTCCCCGCGTGGCGCCCAGATCCTGACCACGGTCGCTGACCAGCTCAACGACAACGACCTGACTGCCAGCTTCTTGGCGCAGGATGGCGGTGAAATTGGGCGATCCGTCTGGATGCGCACCTATTCGGACGACACGGCCCGACTGTTCGATGTCGCCGAGTCCATCCTGAACACCGGTGACATTCGCGGAAACAAGCGCCTGTACGACGCCTTCGAGGTGCCCGGAGACGATGCGCCACCTTTCATCTGGAACGAGCGCGTCAAGAAAGAGCTCGAAACGCAGCTGACCCTGTCCATGCGACTGAACGAGCCGTGCGAGGTGGTGTATGTTCAGCTTGCCGACGAAAAGAAAAACGGCGACACCAAGACCGTTCACTACCTGGTCGTGCGCTTCGCCGGTGATCAGGTGACCGCCGTGCAAATGGTCAATCGCAGCCGAAAGAGCTTCTGCTACTTTCCGGCGAGGGATGCCACACTGGTCTACTCGCCTGAGCGCAAGGTGGTGGAGGTGTATGCCCACACGCTGTCAACGCGGGCTCCGATGGCCAACGTGTTGTCCAAGCATGGCTTCAAAGCGCCCTTGTCCAGCCGACCGCTGAACCGGTCACGCTACGACCTGTCGCGTTTTGCGCTGCCACTGAAGGATATCAAACCCAAACTGGACGGCGCGAAAGTTGAGCGCCTGTACCTAACCGAAGCCAAAGCGCTGATCGGCCATGCCACTGATGCGGTTTCGCTGCATCTGGACAGCGGCGCAGAACTGCACGACGTGGTGGGCGAACGCTGGGGCAACCATCCATTCTCGGTGCCGGGTGCCATTCTGGGCGCGACCTTGGTCGCCGACATCGTGTTCGAGGGCGAAACGACCGAAACGTCACTGTCCATCGTCTTGGCAGAACCTGGCCGCTGCAGCCTTCAGGGTGAAAAAGACCGTCGCCTGCGCGAAGTTGGTTTGCAGCTGCTTGAAGCCTTGGGCGTGCTCAAACCACTGCACCCAGGTTCCGGAACCGATGACCCCAAGCTGGTCATGCAAGTTGTGCGCCTTTTGGAATGCGCGGCCAGCTCCATGGATGGTTTTGCGCTGGCGCAACTGGGTGTCGACATTGACCGGCTTGAGGACGAAGGCATCCTCACCGAAGGCGATCGGATCACAGAACGCGTGGTTGATCTGGCCGACGGAGAACGCTTTGCGGTCGTACTGAAACGTTCTGCCGATGGCAGCCATGTGCACTATTGCGATCCGCTGTCCGGAATGGATGTGGTTATCCCAGCCAAACATGCCCGTCGCTGGAAAGTTCATCTGAACTGGCTGCGCGAGGAGATCATCACGGCACTGGGTGCGGCGCTTCAGGGCGTGCGCAGCAAACCGCAGGATGAAGAGCCGGTTTTCTTGGGCGAAATCGATATCGACGGACATCAGACGGCTCTGTATTTCGCGTCACAGATGTCTGCCGAACGGAAGTACGCCCATGTCGACAGTTTTCTGCGACTGCGGCCACGTCCATTCCCTGGCATCGTGCTGACGACGGCCGCCGTGCCTTTTCCGTTTGCCGGGACCAACGTGGTGATTCCCATTGAGGAAGTGTTGTCGTCGGCTGATGCGAAGGTG